GCTGACAACATGGCTTTTACGGAAGGCGGCGTAGAAGTCTTCCGTATTGATTCTAATGGCCGTTTGGGACTTGGACAAACCTCCCCGGCCACCAAGTTTGACCTGTCTGGCAACTACGGTCAAAACATTGTAGCTGTCGCGGCCCTGAGCATCGACTGCTCGGCTGGCAACTACTTCACCAAGACTATTAACGCCAACAGCACGTTTACGTTTGATAGCGTTCCAGCAAGCCGTTCATTTGCGTTTGCGCTTGAACTCACTCATACTTCCGGCACCATCACTTGGCCGACCTCTGTGAAGTGGCCCAAGGACACGGCACCAACCCTAACCACGGGTAAAACCCACATCTTTATTTTTGTCACCGACGACGGCGGCACACGCTGGCGCGGTGCTTCCCTTGTAGACTACGTTAACTAATTATGGATCCGAACGTCATCAAACTTGCGATGGGTGCTGCTAGTGTTAGCGAAGGCCCGCAGTTGTATGCTTGGGGGAATAATTCTTTTGGCCAACTTGGACTTGGTAATACAACTTTTCACTCTTCGCCAGTTCAAGTTGGATTGCTATCAACTTGGTCTACTCCATTTGCCGCGGGACCACATTCAGTTGTTACCGATACATCTGGAAAAGCATTTTCTTTTGGAAGAAATCATGTTGGTCAACTTGGTTTAGGAGATGTAACGAATCGTTCATCTCCTGTCCAAATTGGTACCTTAACAAACTGGTCTAAGTTTGGTGGTGGTTATTCTTTTAGACTTGCAGTAAAAACAGATGGAAGTTTATGGTCTTGGGGTTATAGCTTTAAAGGCGAACTTGGCGATGGAATCGCTGTGCCTTCATCAAAGTCATCACCAGTTCAAGTTGGTTCTTTAACTAATTGGGCTTCAGTTTCTACTGGAACAAATTCTACCCATAGTCTAGCAGTAAAAACTGATGGAACATTATGGTCTTGGGGCTATAACGTTTTGGGTGGACTTGGTTTAGGAAATACAACAAACTACTCATCGCCAAAACAAGTTGGTGTTTTAACTAATTGGTCTAAAGTTACAGCCGGAAGACATTTTTCTGCTGCCGTAAAAACCAATGGGACACTTTGGGGTTGGGGTAATAATGGGTATGGGCAAATTGGAGATGGAACAACAACTCATAGGTCGTCTCCTGTTCAGATTGGAGCTGGAACAAGTTGGAGTTCTGTTTCTTGCGGGTTTTACCATACTGTTGCCGTAAAAACAGACGGCACATTATGGTCTTGGGGAAGAAATAGTAGTGGAGAGCTAGGACTTGGAAATACTACCAACTACAGTAGTCCAAAGCAAATTGGTTCTGGAACTAGTTGGAGTTTGGCTATTTGTGGATCTAGCAATGTAATTGCTCTAAAAACAGATGGAACTATTTGGGGTTGGGGTAGAAATCAATATGGTCAACTTGGCCTTGGAGACACAACCAATAGATCATCTCCTGTGCAAATTGGAAGTGTTTCCACTTGGCAAAACATAGCTTGTGGTTCAAACTTTGTCCTTGCAACAAGGCTTAGTGTTTAAGATAAAAGTCTTTACCTTGCTGTAGAGACTGTTACAAAGGCCAAGTGAATAACAACTTGTCCAAGAAGTTACACTTCTTGTCTGGCCTTCCGCGCTCTGGCTCAACGGTGCTTGCGGCAATTCTGAATCAGAATCCGCAGACGCACGTTTCAACTACTTCTGGTCTTGGTGCCGCTCTTGATGCGTTGGCAACAACGTGGCACCGCGAGCCACTCCTAGAAAAGAATGACCGCGACCGGAAGAAACTAGCCAATGCAATGCGTGGCTTGATTCACGGCTACTACGACGAGATTACGTCAAAGCCAGTTGTGATTGATAAGGCACGCAACTGGCCGCTTCCAGTAGTTGTTTCTGCAATGGCTCAAGTGCTAGGTCACAAGCCGCGCATTATCGCCACGGTTCGTAGCGTCCCAGATTGTATGGCTTCGTTTGTCCGCGTGGCAAAGCCAGAAAATCTAGACGACTTTATTCAGCAGTCAGGACTTATGGCGCACCTAAAATCGTCCTATCAGGTCTTGCAGGCTGGCTATCTGGCTGATCCAGAGTGTTTCCTATTTGTAGAATACGAAGACCTTCTTTCCGATCCGCGCACACAACTTCAGCGCATCCACGACTTTCTTGGCCTTGATCCGTTTGAGTACGACTTTGATCGTATTGATGGATCTACCGTAAAGGAAGACGACGAGGGCTTGCATGGCGTAGCTGGCCTTCACGACATTAAGCCAAAGCTAGGACGGCAGCACAATCAGTCGCCTCGCAATGTTTTAAAGCACCACTACATCGAATTCTGTCAGCCTGAGTTCTGGCTTTCTAAACCGCGAACCACGCCAGACATTGATCTTCTCGATTTGCAACTGACGGCTTCGACGATGGGCGATTTTGCCGAGGGTCAACGGATCGCAGACAAACTAAAGGCAGAACGTCCCGGCGATCATCGCGCCGCATACAACCGTGGATGGTACGAACTGCGCGAAGGAAAGATTGAGGAAGGCTACAAACTGCTTCAACGCGGCAGGAAGGTGAAGATTGTTGGTGATGCTCCACCCAAGACTCCGCAACCCGAATGGGACGGCAAGAGCGAGGGGACTGTGTTGCTCCAACTAGAAGGCGGTCTGGGCGATCAGATCCATCAGGTTAGGTACGCTGGCGATCTTAGTAGGCGAGGATGTCGGGTGATTGTTTCGTGCAGCGGCCCTTTGGTCAGCCTCCTGCAAAAGCAGCCCGACGTGGCTGCCGTTGTCCAGCATGGGGCAGAGTACGGTGTTTATCACGACTATTGGATGGCTGGAATGTCTAGCCCTGTCTACCTTGGGCTAAACCGTAGATCCATCCGAGGAGATGCATACATCAACACCGACTTTACTGTTCCTAATAAGAAGCTACGGGTAGGGCTTCGTTGGTCGGGCAACAAGCAGTTTGAGGCCCAGCACCACAAGCTATTCCCGGCCCAATTGTTTTTTGATGCCGTCAAGCGCGACGACGTGGAGTTTATCAGTCTCCAGAGGGACGCGGACCTAGAATTCAAGCCCAGTTGGGTGCAAGACGTACCACTTGAAACGTGGCACGATACTCATAAGGCAGTCAGTTCTTGCGACCTAGTAATTAGCTCCTGTACGTCCGTAAGCCACCTATCCGCAGCAATGGGTATCCCCACTTGGGTTGTCATTCCAATTATGGGGTATTATCTGTATGCCGAACCCGGCAATAAGACGCCCTATTACAACTCCATGCGGTTGTTCCGCCAACAGAAGTATGGCGACTGGACCCACCCTTTTGAAGAAATTAAGAGCCTAAACTATTCCCATGAACTACTGCTTCGTTGAAAACGGCGTTATTGCCGATGGCCCCCGTGGACTTCCCCGTTCATGGCGTAATATCTCTGGCCTCGACCAGATGGATGATGATGGGCTTCGAGAGCTTGGTTGGCTTCCTGTCCGCCTTGAGGAGGGCGATGTTCAAGAGAAATTTGTTGGCTCGGTATTTGCCATCCTTCCAAGCGAGGTGGTAGAGACTAAGCTCTGGCGTTCGTATACCCCCGAAGAGCAGGCCGAGATTGATAGGCAAAAGGCGGATCAAGTGCGCCGCGAGCGCAATACCAAGTTGGCCGAGTGTGATTGGACCCAGCTTAACGACACGCCGCTGGATAACGCCGCTAAGATCCAATGGACGGCTTATCGTCAGGCTCTCCGCGATGTTCCCTCTCAGGCAGGGTTTCCGCATAATGTAGTTTGGCCCACAAAGCCTTGATATACTAAGTCATGGCTCAAATTCAAAAAGGCACCACCTACGGGACGACCTCGCCGTCGAACCTAGTTACTTCGACCAATCTCAACAACCACGTTGATGATGCGGTGCTTTTGCCGGGAGCCATTACGGATCAGACGGCCAAGACCGTCCTCGCCTCTGCCGACACCATCCTAGTCCATAGCTCAGCCGATACGGCTCTGCGCAAAACTACGGCGGCTCAAGTGTTTGCCAGCCCCCTGCCTATTGGCTCTTCTACGGCCAATTCCGGCAAGTTTACGAGTCTTGAGACTACTGGGCAGTACAAGGGGTCGGTTACGGCGGTATCCCTGCTAGATATTGATTGTTCGCAGGGCAACTACTTCACGAAGACGATTAGTGGCAACTCTACCTTTACGTTCAGCAACGTACCCAGCGGTGCTTACGGCGTGATGATAGAGATTGAGAATACGTCTGGAACGATCACTTGGCCTGCTGCGGTTAAGTTTCCCAATGACACCGCGCCCACTTTGCTTACTGGAAAAACGCACCTGTTTATCTTTGTTACGGATGACAGCGGAACGCGGTGGCGCGGAGTGGCAGCGGTTAATTACGTTACCTAACCATGAGCGTAATCACCGAACTCCTCTTCAACGCCGGAACGGGAGGTCTGTTTGGTCTCTTTGGCTCGGTGGCAACGAGCGTTATTCGCATCTGGGAAAAGCGGCAGGATAACAAGTTCGCCCTAGATATGCTTGATAAGCAAGCTGCTAGTGCTGAAGCACTTGCCGCTTGGAATGCATTTGCGGCCTCACAGTCCGCATCTGCTGCCGACATGACCGAGAAGGTGTCTCCGTGGGCAGCTAACGTCCGCGCCGTTACCCGCCCCTTCCTAACCATTGGTTTGGTACTTGGCTCATTCATCAGCTTTTTCCTGATCGAAGACCAATACCTGAAGGTTGAAGCTATCCAGAGCTTCATGATGTTGGCCGGAACCGCCGTGGCTTGGTGGTTCGGTAGCCGGATGACCAGCCTGATTCGCAAATGATCTTTGACAACGACATCGTGAAGGTATTTGCCGTTACCGTAGGAGGCTCCTTGGGAACGATTACACTCACTCAAGTGAATGAAATCGCTGCCTTTATTCTGGTGTTAGTCTCTATTGCCTATACACTTACGAAGTTAATTAAGCTTCTCAAGCGTGATGAATAAGAAGACCATGAAGTGCAACGTCCCGCGCCGCGAGGTGCAGGGCGGGAAGAAGTTTGTGGTAAAAGCCTGCCAGAATGGGCAGGAGCGCATTGTCCGCTTTGGCGATGCCAACATGACCATCAAGAAAAACCAGCCTGCCCGCAAGAAGAGCTATTGTGCTCGGTCTGGAGGCATTAAGGGAAAGACCAATAAACTGTCTGCCAACTATTGGTCCCGCCGAGCTTGGGACTGCTAACCATGAAAGACCGCAACGAACGTCGTTATAAGAACCAAGAGCGTAT